ATGAAAGCCATTGACGGAGCAATTACCAGTCCAGAAACAGGATTGACCAATGCGCCCGTGGATGCAGTCAAAAATCAACTGTTGCAAGTCAAGCGTGCTCTTGACCCTCGCCGAGTGGATGAAGCCACTGGCACGGTGGTGGGCAAGCCCGTCAGCTTTGAAGGCTTGGAAACCTTGCGCCGCTTCTTGCGTGACCGGTCTTATGGTTTACCCGCAGAAGGCTTTGATGCTATTGGTCAGCAACAGGCTGGCAAGCTCGCTGATGCCGTAGAGCAGATTCAGCGCGAGTTCTCGCCCTCTATTGGCAAGTTTTTGGAGCAATACAAAGCCGATTCTGAGCCTCTTAGACTTTTCAAAACCAAACTCGGTGAAGCTGTGGTTGGCAAAGAAGTTTTTGACATGGGGCGTTTTTCAACCGACCCCGCTGGACTTGCCAGCAAGTTCTTTAAATCCGAAACGGGCGTAAAAGACCTTGTGACCCTGCTCGGCGGTGACGCATCCAAGGCGGAAACCATTGCTCGCGGCTATGTGGGCGACCAGCTTAGAAATGCCGACTCCAAGCTAATTCAACGAAAAATTGTTGAATGGCGCGATTGGCTGCCTCAATTTCCCCGTCTTCAGGCTGAGCTGACGACTGCCGAGCAACGCCTAGCGCAAGCCGAACGTACTGGCGGAAAACGCACAAAGTTGACAGAAACATTGCGAGAAGAAGCCCGTGCGCTTCCCGGCAAAGCATCCGAGGCGGCAAGCAAACTGGAAACAGACGTGCTGGAAGCCGGTAAAAAGCGCATTGTGGAGGCTGCCGAGACTCAGGGTAAGGCAGAGGTTGCCGCCGCCGAAAAAGAGGCTACACGGCTGCGTGGTGAAGCCAAGAAGCTATCGGCAGAGGGCGAGCGCATCAAGAGCGACATCATGGGCAAAAAGTTTGATGTGCGCCGGGTGGAGCAAATCATTCTTGGCGGTGACAAGAGTCTTTGGAAAGAGATTGGTCCGATTGTGGCTGCCGACCCTCAAGCCAAAGAAGCCACCGCTAAAGCCATCTCTCAAGTTCTCGCCGAAAAAGCGCCTAAAAGCCCTCGCGCTGTGGTTGAGATTTACCAGAAAGACATTCGTCCAGCGATTGAGTCCACCGGCATCATGGATGCAAAAGGTCTTGCTGCTTTGGACAAGCAGATTGACGAGATTCGCCGCACTGTTGACCCAACGCAAAGAGAGAAGCTCACGGCGACTTTGGTTCGTGCTTTGCGCTACGGCTTGATTACGGAGGCTGTGCGAGTCCCGCCAGCTCTCATGGGGCAATAAATGGCAAAGAAACAAAAAGGCATCAACCCTGCGCTGGAAGACGCAATCAGTCAAATGTTGGCTGCGGTGATGACTGACCCGACGGCAAGCATTACAGACAAAACCAAGGTGCTTGACCGCGCATTGAAGCTAGAAGCCATCAAGCTCAAGATGAGCGATGACGAATGGGGTTCTGGTTTTAATGTTGATGATGACGACGAATAGGGTTAGACTATGAGTGTCTTTTACAAAGGGGATATTCATGGACGGAATTGCTTTGGTTCGCTTGGCGTTAGGGGTCATTACAGACCGGCTCATCACGATTTTGGTTCTGATTTCAACCAGCATCATGTGCGGTTGGACGATGTGGGACCCAAAGTGGGAGCGCGTAACGGCGTTGGCGATATTTGTTGTTTTCAGTTATCTTCTAGTCAAAGTCAAAGAAAGGACTTCAAATGAACATGATTCCCAAAGTCAAATCGGTTAAGTGCGTACCTCAAATCGGTACTGGCATTACTCAAGACCGGCTTTCGTCGCCCGGTGAATACCAATCCGGCAAGCTGCCTTCTGGCGGTTTCCAACCTGTTTGGAATTTTAAGAACGACAAGCCAAACGATTACTTTTCTCGCAAAGAATCGCCCACATCCGGCGGCGGCAAAAAGGTGTATTGATGGCAAATAACATTCCATTTCAAGCGATGGGCAAGACCGTCAAGGTCACGGCGGTTGGTGCAGCAAACACAGAATCTTCTGTTTACACAATCACAGCAGATAGTCCTTCAAATCAATACTACTTGTCTAATGACGGCGTAAACGATTTTGTTTATGTTTGGATTAGCGCATCAAACACATTCAATGTTGCTTTGCCAGAATCAAATGTTTCTGGCTCTTATGTTATTCCTTTGCCGCCATTCAGTTACAAAGTAATTACAGGACCACAAGTACGGGCTGGAGCTAATGTGTACGCTAAAGTGATTGGCGATTCAACTAATTCAGCTTGCTATGTCACGCCCGGCGAGGGTCTATGAGTCTTGACCCGTTATCTGCTGTACTTGACCTTGGCAACACGCTGATTCAGAGAATCTTTCCTGACCCGGCTCAAGCCAATGCCGCCAAGCTGGAGTTGATGAAGCTCCAGCAAAGCGGCGAATTGCAGCAAATTACTGGTCAGCTTGAAATCAACAAGACCGAGGCTGCAAGCGCCTCTATTTTTGTTTCTGGTTGGCGACCCTCAATCGGCTGGATTTGTTCTGCTGCTCTGGCGTATCAGTATCTTTTCCGACCTATTGCAACATGGATTGCCGCATGGACGGGACACACTCTGCCGGAGATGCCGGGTCTGGATGACAACCTTTGGCAATTACTTCTAGGTATGCTCGGTCTTGGAGGCTTGAGGACATTTGAAAAAATCAACGGCGTTGCATCAAAATGATTAACTCCCGCAGTCTTGATGAACTGATACCACCCGCCAAACAGCGGGTGTTGTCATTTATTGAGGCAGCAAAGTCAAAAGGCATCGACCTGCTGGTGACATCCACTTACCGCGACAAGGAAAGCCAAGCAGCACTGTTTGCACAAGGGCGCACATTGCCCGGCAAAGTGGTCACCAATGCCAGACCCGGCGAGTCTTATCACAACTGGCGATGCGCGGTTGATGTTGTGCCCTTGGTCAATGGCAAAGCAATTTGGAATGACAATGCTCTTTGGCTCAAAATAGGCATCATCGGTGAGTCATGCGGTCTCGAGTGGGCTGGACGCTGGACTACCTTCAAAGAGTTTCCGCATTTCCAATACACCGGCGGATTGACTATTGCTCAACTGAATCAAGGAGCGACGATTGCCTAGAAAAAATGTAAAGCTCTCTGTCGGCAGAGGCGAAAAACTGTCCGTCAAAAGAGGCGGGGGATTGACCGCTAAAGGTCGCGCCAAGTACAACAAAGCAACCGGCAGCAAACTCAAAGCACCAACCAAGTCCGGACCAAGGCACAAGGCTTTTTGCGCTCGTTCTAAAAACTGGAAGGGTGAAAGAGGCAAGGCAGCTCGCAAACGTTGGGGTTGTCGTTAATGTCTCATCCTGCTCAACTTGAATTCGTCACCCATGTACGAAACAAATTTCCTGACTACTTCAAGCACAAACGTGTTCTTGAGGTCGGCAGCTTGGACATCAACGGTTCAATTCGTCAATTTTTTGATGAGTGCGCGTATCTCGGCGTTGACCTTGGCATTGGTCCCGGTGTTGACTTGGTAGCAAAGGGGGAAGATTTGACATTCCCTGACGGCAGCTTTGATGTTGTCGCAAGCTGCGAGTGCTTTGAACACAACCCGGAATGGGTCAAAACATTCAACAACATGGTCAGGATGTCGTGTGGGTTGGTCTTCTTCACTTGCGCCACAACTGGCAGAGCAGAGCACGGCACACGCAAAACAAACCCACATGACGCACCTTTTTGCGGTGACTACTATCGCAACTTGACTGAACAAGATTTCCTCGCTGAGTGCGACATGAGCAAATTTGCTGAGTACCAGTTTGGTGTCAACGAATTTGCCCATGACTTGTACTTTTACGGCGTTCTGACAAGCTGACCTTCAAAGGCGTATGTGCCAACGTGCCCCAATTGCACCCAAGGCGCAGCCCAAACCTTGTAACCCTGCTCACGGGCTTTTTTGCAAAAGTCATAGTCCTCTGACAGCAGCAAGCCAGTTTCAGGCTCAATCTGAGTGGCAAAGAATTCATTGATGTTTTCCCCGTTCTTGGGGTTTTGCAAGTCCATGACGTTGTTTTTGTAGGTCGGCACTTTGCCAATCAAACCCTCGTACACCTCACGCTTGATGAGCATAAATCCTGTGCCGCCGTTCCAGATTTCCAAAGGCTTGTCGATAGGCACGGTCACTTCGTTTTCGTAATTGACTAGGTTGACCACAAAAGAACCGGTGTGGTGTTTCAAGTCGGAGTCGGTCGCGCCAGCGTTCATTGCGTTTCGGACTGCGCCCCAGTTAATTTCCTTCTTGGGATAGATGCCGCAGATGATGTCCTTGTCAACATCCACCATTGGAAAGATTTGCTCTGGAAAGAAGCGAATATCAGAATCAATGAAAAGCATATGTGTTGCTTGGCTTTTAAGGAATTCGTTTGCCAGCAAGTTGCGAGCGCGTTGAATCAAAGACTCATTGAACAAAAACGAAAAGGTCAGGTCAACATTATTGTTCTTGCACAGCGTTTGAAGTTGCAACACGGCTTGCGTGTAAAACCCAAAGCATTGACCGCCATACATAGGTGTCGCCACAAACAAGTGGGGCTTCTTTTTTTGTACAGCCAAGGTGACTACGTTGTCTTCGGTTTCCATGATATTTCCTTTGTTGTGAATTGGTGAAGGGCTACTCAAGACGCTGCCCTTCGGTGGCGTTCCTAACTGTCCTCAGAGGACTCACCCTTGAGCTGGTGGGGGTTCTATTTCTTCAACGACGACATGAAGCAAACCGCCTTTGATTTGCTCGCCTCTAATCATTTCAATATGGTCAATCTGAAAGTCGTCATCAAATACGCCAGCGTGTTCTAGTGCATCTAGTACCGCTTTAATGCGGTTGTCGATGTCAATTTTTCTCTTGTCCCTTGGTCGCAGAATGAGAGTGATTTTCAATTTCTTGTCCCCAAAATTAGGAATGTTGTTGTCGATGACGTATTGAATGACGGCTTCACGAAACTCCCGCCCCGGCTTGCCAATGATGGTGCGCCCTCGAAAGTTGCGCCAGTATGTGTTCATACTCGGCGGGTACGGGAGATTGAAGCTGCTGTGCATCAAAAGGGTATGTCGCTGTCTTTTGGATATGAGTCGTGTACATCAGGGGTCACATCTTTTGGATATGTTTGCTGTACTTGCTTGTTCCAGTTCGGGTCACTTATCTTGATGCTGTAATAAGTCCCATACTGGCTTTGGTTTTCCCAAACACCAAACTTAATGATTTCGCCCTTGTACATCATTTCACCATTCAAGTCAGGCTCGGTGTCCTTCTTCTTGTATTGGTTCTTGACGATGCGCCCCTTCATTTCATAAGGGACATACTTCTTTTTTTGTTCTTCCATGATTTTCCTTTCAACGGTAGATATATCGGGCATACTCGCGCCCACCTTCCTTAACCATGACTGTATGGATTGGATGTCCTTGTCGTCTAAGAAACTCGATATGGGCTGCAAGCCTGAACGAACCGAATAACTCAAGGGCATCCTTTGGTGTAAGTGCGCCGACATTTTGGAGGTGATTCAAAATGGCTGCTCTTTGTGTTCCATGTCTGGATTGGACGGGGACGCTTCCGGCTTTGGGTGTTGATTTACTCCAGCCTTTGCAAGCTCTGCGCGAATCTTCACCTTCTGAAAAGTGTCAAAGTTTTGGGTAATGGGCATATTCGCCTCTGCCAATGCTGCAACCTTTTCTGTGCGTTGCTCGTCAGTCAACTTTGCGGATGACATGATTTTCTTTAGCAGCACACCATACGCTTCAATCCATTCGTCCGGTGTCATGTGGCTTGAGTAAACATTGCCGTCCGGCTGCATGATGTGATAGTCACCCTTGGGCGCTTCGATGGCATCCAGCACCTCGACTGCTGGCGCTACATCAGCCGGTGTAATGTCTCGCGGAGGCGCGATTGCCTCGGTAGGGTAGTCCATTGCTTCCTCGGCGGTAATCAATCCCTTCAGCACATCAGGAAACGCATCACGCAGAGCAAAGCCTCGCGCTCTCATTTGCATCATGCGCTTGGGGTATTGCGTCCAAGGTCCTTGTTTGCCCCAAAGGTTTGCGCGTTTGGCATCGTCCACGCTGAATTTGGCGGTGACGGGCTTGCGTCCCTTGCGTTTGGCAATACAAACCGCCACGGGGTTGGGTGTGCCTTCGTCTTCAAAGTATTCCTCAACATCCTCGCAGACCGCCGAGGACTGCACCAAAGCCATTGCAGCGTCACCATAAACGCTTGGTTTGCCGTTGATGACGGAAATGTTTTGAAGGGCTTGTAGGGGCGCTAAACCGATTTCATATCCCCATTGCACAGCCACCAAAATGTCTTCTGGCTTGCCTTGATACTGCTTGGGAACCATTTGGGACTTTGCCAGCATATCGCTGAATTGAATTGCCTCGGTCATTGTCTGAGGTGCAAAGCCTTGTCTGAGTGTCAGATTGCTCATTTGAATTTCTCCACTAAAGTTAGGAATAGGTCAACCACAGAAGATACAGCCATTATCCAAACCGCGATGTCGAGGTGATGGATTCGGGCTTCGCTTCTTTTCTCTTGCCTTGCGGCGTTCGTCACGACTAGGTTTGTCATTCATGCGTCCCTCGCCTTCATCATTTCATCAGCGATTTCGTAGGCTCGGACTGCCATAAATGAATAAACATTGCTGCCGTTGTTGAGCATAGCTTGCATGGCTTTGGCTGCGAAGTAATCCCGCAGGGTCATGCCAAGCTGCGCCGTGCCAGTCTTTGGGTCGTGTCCAGATGGGAAGGCTAGTTTCATTACCCTTCCTCCTTCTGCGCCTTAAAGATGGCGTATTGGGCTTCAGTTTGTGCGCCTTGCTCAATGGTGATGAGCATTTTCTTTTCTTTGTCAATCCAGACCGGCAAACAGATTTGAGGGTTTGGCTCGCCACCGGCTTGCTTGTGCGCTTTTAAAAACATTTCAACAATTTGCTCGGCAGCCAACATGAGGATGTTGATTGGATGATTGTCTTTGTCTTTGACTTGTACTTTGGCGCTTTTCATGGCTCCACCTTTCTGCCGGGCTTCTGCTTAGGCGTACCGTCTTTCTTGACCCCGTGCGGAGCTTCATTGATTTGTTTGAGCAACTCAAGAATGTCAGCCACTACCTTGCCAAACGCTTGCACACGAATTGCAAGGATGTCCAAGTCTTCACGCAGTTTTGCAATTTCTTTTTTCTCTTTTGTAAAGAACATGATGACCTCACTTCACTAAGAATCGGCGTGAACCGGGTACTTCACGAACATACTGCTTGTAGATGTCGGGCATTGATGATTCAAACAGTTTGGAATCAAACCTCATGCTGCCCTTGCTGGACTTCCATGTGGCTACAACCGTGCCGTCCAACGCCACCAATTCAGAGTTGACACCCATGAAAGATTGCACAGCAACCTCAAGCTGCTCTTTCTTTTCCTCAAGCTGCTTGATTTGGTCTTTGACGTACTTCAGGGCTTGGGCTGCTTGTTCAATCTGTGCTGGCGCAGTGATGGATGTGGGCGCGGAGACTGAATAAATCAGTTTCGTTTGCTCGGTAGTCTCAGGGTCGAGTGGCTGCTTGGTCGCCACAGCTCCCCAGAAACGCGCCATATCTTTGATGAGCTGCTCTTTCTGCGCTTCGCTGATGTGGAAGTCAAAGACTTCAAAGTTTTGTCCCCCAAATAAAACAGCCAACACAATCCGTTCGACATTGTGGCAAGCCGCCTCGTGGACGAGTTGCGCCATATCAGCCGCAGGGATGATGAGGGACTCGGAATCAAACTTGTTGCGTACAGCAGCGTTGTAGTTTTTTGCTTCGACAAGTGTTTTCCCGTCAGTGGAAATAAAGTCAAAGTGTGAGCGCAGCCATGTTTCTTTGGGGTGAGTGAGCGCATAGTCTGCCTCTTTCAATTCAATGCCAAGTTTGTTTTGTGCGAGCTGTCCAAGGACGGGCTGCATGACGTGCCCCATTTGTACGGCTTCAATGTCGGACAAGTCGGGACGCTCCTTCAGTCCTAGCTTTTCAAGCACAGCCTCATTGCCGCGCCCGTTGGCTGCCTTGCGTGAATCGCCTGACCACCAAGCTGAGTTGCGTATTTCGGGTTCAAAGTCTGCTCTATCGTTTGCCATGATGTTTCTCCAGAGTTAGGAAGTTAGTGAGTGTGGAAAGGGTCTTCACCCCCTTGGTCTTGTTCGCCTACGTTGAGGTCAAACAATTTGGCATCAATACCGCAGTCGCCAATGCTTGAGCGCATGGATTCGCAGTATTTGAAGGTTGGTTTGCCGGTCACAATGTTGACGGCTTCAGATGCTTTGCACTTGTCGAGATTGGTTGTCTCGGTGCTGCTTGGATGTGCGATGTGCCATTTGCAGTCAACGCATACGAGTGGTTTCATTGAAATCCCCTTTAAGTTGGTTAGGAAGTAGAGAGACTATATCACGATTATCTAGGTTATTTATTGTATTTTTTAATCGGTATTGAATTTTTGATAGTTTGTTTCAATTTGCTTTCCCATAGAAGGGTCAACGAATAGGGATGATGAAAGAACCATCCTCTAACCGTCAGCCTTTGGTGACTGTCTTGCATGGGGTTTGACCCTTATGCAATGCTTCTGCTTTATTTATCGGGCGATGTTTCAATCGTCATCCCTGACGCATCTTTCAATCAGCCTAATTGCCCGTTTATCGCTTGGGGAAGCACCCTCGCGCACCCGTTACCCTTTGGTCAAGGTGAACCGCTTTTCTTCCGCGCCAGCACAGTCATGGCTGCTTACTATCGTGCGGAGTACGGTTGTGTACGGACAATAAAAAAAGCCACTTACTACTGCATACTGGTAACGGTTCCCCACGAGGGGGCAGTACGCATGAATAAGTGGCTTCGTTCCTGTTGACCGTTACGACAACGATGTGAACTCTATCAGATTTTTAGGGGTTGTCAAACTTCTTCAAAAAAATATAGAGAATCAATGCAAAGAACATGAGTACAAACCCTAGTGCAATCAGGGCTGAACCCACATTCATCAACAAAGAACCGAGCGCGTCACTGGACATCTTCAATCCCCTGAGCAGTCGTGACAACGTGGGCGCTTGAACTGGCAAACGCCGAGCTGCTGACAAGTCAACATCCAGCGAGTGCGTGGCTTGTATTCCCTTTGGGCTTGGTTTTGTTCTTCGAGCTGCGCGTCTTCAATCTGACGCTTGCGCCATAGGCTTCGCTCTTGTGCTTCTTGGTCTTGTGTCATGCTTGTTCTCCTCTGGCTCTGATGGCGGCGGCACAATCAAGCATGGTCGTCCGCTCAGCTTGAGCGATGCTTGGCTGGTCTGGCCATTCAGGTGTAAGACCTTCACATACCTTTGCACAGGCTTCACGCTCTGCTGCTGCTACCGATTGGGCAAATGAGATTAACTCGTCGCGGCTCCAGCCAATACAGCACGAAGGCTGAGAATTCCACATGAGATGAAATAGGCTTTCACTTGTTGCACCTCTGCAATAGGCAGAAAAGGCGGCTTTTTGTATTTGGTCTTCTGTCATTCTTCCCTCGCGTGGTGTGCTGCGTTCATGCCTGACAAGAAAATAGCTCCAAGGGCTTGCTGAAACGTGCAACCCCCGTTTGTCATGCGCGTGAATATGTCAAGGGCTTCGCGTTCTACAAACTCTCTTTGTTCTCTTGACCCTAGTCTGGTCTTCTCCATGCCTCTCGGTGCGCCTTTGGCAATCGTTGGCTTCAATTCGGTCATAAGTCCCCCGTGATTTTCAATGCAAGGTTAATCAAAAAAAGGGGCGTGGGTCGCCCCTCTTTCACTCGGTCAAGTATTTGGTTTGCCAAGGCTTGAGTCATAGGAAACAAACAAACGCAACAAACACAATAAAGACAATGGCACAGAGTACATCGTCAAGTGTCGGCGCGTCATTGGGCGCGTCATTGGAAATCAAATCGTCTTTCAATTTGCGGTTGATATTTCGGATTACGTCATCGCTTGTCATAGTGTCACCTCATTTTCTGAATTCGCCTCTGATTCCTCTGCAACCATGTCGGCGTGGTATCGGATAACGTCCCAATTTATGCCTACGTTGCAGTCATGCCCTCGGTCAACGCGCCGCAAAACCTCGCGGCATTGGTCATCGGTGAGGTCTTGGTCTGATTCCTCGCGTACATCGTCAATATGCCAGACCGATAGCAAAAAATCGGGGTTGACCGCCATTTGTGCCGCGTGCTTGGCTAGGTTTAGGTCTGCCCCTTGCGGGGCTTGAATTGTGATTGTGTAGGTTTTCATTGTCTGCCCCTTAGTTGCAAAGATAGTCAACGGTTGAAAGTGTCACGCTTGCGTTTGCTTCGTGATACGCGGCGATGTAGGCGCGTGTAGTCATGCCCTCGCAATACTTAGGGAAAACCCTTTTCTCGGCGCATCCCTTGCGTGGTTTGCGCGTGGTTGTTTTGCGCGGTTTCTTGGTGCGAATAATCGCGCCCGTGGCGGTGTTGATAGTGATAGTCATGGTGACCCCTTAGAGTTTAGGAATTGATGCAAGGCGCATCGCATAGGGCAGACCCGCCGCCCTATACGCTAAACCTTACGCCGCAAGGGGCATCGCCTCTGCCGTGGCATCTAAACCGTTCACCATATCCGCCGCCTTTTGAGCAAGTGCCGCCGCCTTAAAAATTGCCTTGCTATCCTCACGGAGAACTTTTAACCAATGCTCGATGTAACCGGCATGACGTAACTCACCGGCGATGCGGTAGTCTTGGCACAAAAACGCCGCTCCCATCTCTGCTACCAGCTCCTCAAAGGCGTAGGCATTGTCTGCAAACCGTTTACCAAAAGTACGGTTTAGGCGAGTCTCTGCCCCCGTCCAATGAACCAGCTCATGAAATGCCGTGGCGTAGTAGCTACCGGCATCTTTAAACGTGGTTTTGTGAGGTAACTGTATGCGGTCTGCCGAGGGCGCAAAAAATGCCGCATCCCCGCCGTGACCGATGACCGCGCCGGTCTTGATGATTCGCGCCTCTGCCTCTGCTACCGAGTCAAACGAGCCGCCTACTGGTTCAGTCTTGGCAAACTCGATGCCCTCTACTTGCGAGGCGTTGAAAACGTAGTAGGTTTTCAAACAGGCGTATTCCTCACGCTCGCCGGTCTGCTTGTTTTCTTTGCTCACGGGTGAGTAGAAAACAATCTTTGTGCCCTTTTCGCCTTTTTTGACATTCGCGCCGAGGCTTTGCCATTGCTTGAATGATGCCCACACCGGCACGTCAAACCCTTGCACCATTGCAGACAAACCGAGAATCAGCCGGTTCACGCCTTGGTAGGGCTTTTGTGAAATGATGTTTTTGTCGGCAGTGCTATCAGTTTTCCAAGGTTTGACCCAAGGCAGTGCGCCGCCCTCTAATTGCTTGATGATGCTATCGGTAACCTCTGCGTAAACTGTACTCATGATGACCCCTTGATGATGTTAGGAATACCAAGACTTGTTTGTCTTGATGAGTATAAGTATAGGGGATAGTTAGGTTATGTCAACCCCTCACAGTAGATATTTATTTTAATTGATATATACTTTCCAATAGATATATACTATGACTATAAAATACACTATACATAGAGTGTAAGGGTATATAGTAAGACTTGACAAGTGTAGGCAAGGGTCAGAGACTATTTACACACTGC